CTGTCGCGCACCATGCGTGGTTGCCGTCAATGTGCGGGCCGAATACGCGGAAGCGCGAGCGCAGCCACCGATACCGCATCGCATCGCGCATATACTCGTTAGCGATGGCGACGTGGCGGGCGATGTCGTGCTTGAGGTCGTTTATGTTGTTTCGATAGCCTTTGAGTGCCGACTCGTTGAATTTCTCTTGATCGCGTAGCGCAGCAACTTCAGAGGCCAACATCTTGGCCGCCTCTTGCGCTTGAAATAACGCCTCTTGTGTTCCGGTCAGTTGATAGCCGATCTCTGCCGCTCGGGCGACGCACTCCTCGTCGGTGCGGTTGTTCTGATCGCCGAACAGCGCGACGGCGATGCGGCCCATGACGTTGCCGTGAACAAGTTCATCTTCAAGCCGCAGCTTCGTCAGGTCGACGACCTGCGCGATGAGGCGGTCGTATTCCTTGCGGCTGACGCCGTCAGGCTCAAAGCTCATTTCCATCCGCCTTTGTCATGCAGCATGTTCCACAACATCCACGTCAGCACGCCTAGACCCATCAACATCGGGACGGCAGCAACCGACACAATGATTGCTACAACAATCTGCGTGTACGACCAGCACTCCGTCACGGCTTCAACTCCATTGGCAATCCGGCCTCGGTTGCAATCGGCCTGCCGTCAAGATGCACGACAGCGTGCCCATTGCAAGTTGGGCAGCATTTAGCGGTAGGTCCGTTGGCGTTCCAGACGTAGCCGTCAGGGCAGGCCGGACACGGCATCAAGCCACCAATGTCGTCGTCAGTGATGTTCGGCAGTCTCATGTCGTATGTCTCCTCGTCACTTTGCCGGCGCGACAGGCTGGCGTATGTCGTCAGCCGCTGCCGAGCCGTCAGGGTCAAGCGCGTCATGCAGCGGCTCCCACCACCCATGTTGTGCAAACAATCCGAGTCCGTCGCATTCGTACTCCTCGGCGTTATCGACCAGATTGCGCGCGGCGATGAAGATCGGCTCTAGGTAGGCGATACGCTCGTTCAGGGTCTGGATTTGCTGATGCAGTTCCCAGTCCTGCGCCGGCATAATGATTGGCGGAGGCGGTTGCAGGGCAGCCAGAGCAATGGCCGGCGCGTTCATCTTCGCCATCGCTTCCCGGTATGCGTCACGCTCATGTCGATACTGATCGCGCTCCATCTCCGCTCCGATGGCGCGGTCTTGCCATGCGATAGCGTTACTCGGCGCTATTGCAAGTGCGCGGCGCAGTTCCTTCCGCAGCCGCTCAACCTCCGCGCGCACGACATTCACCGCCGGCGAGTGGTAGCAGCGGTCGAGCAGATCCAGTGCGTCGTCGGGGGACATGATTAGCCGTCGCCGTCGCCGTAGCCGGAGCCGGAGCCGGAGCCGGAGCCGGAGCCGGAGCCGTCGCCGTCGCCGGAGCCGTAGCCGTCGCCGTCGCCGTCGCCGGAGCCGAAGCCGGAGCCGTAGCCGGAGCCGTCGATTACTCGGCCCATACCGGAACCTTTGCCAGCGCATCGCGCTCTCGACGCAGATTTTCTTTCTCAGCCGCGATGTCCAACCCATGCGGACACAGTGAAGTACAGGCAATTTCATGATCTGCTATTCGCGCCCGCGCCGCCGCGAGGTCGGCCTGTAGTGCGTCACGTTCGTCCATCGTGCCAACGTGGCGTTGATGCTCGTCGTGCAGATGAGCACGGAGGCTGTCTCGTTCTCTGATTGCTTCGCACAGCATGGACTCAAGTTTCGGGATGCGCTCGTCGATCCAGTTTGGATCAAGTGATTGACCACATTGCCCGCAGATTTCTCGATTCATTTCTTCTCCCCGGCGATGGCGGCGTTGAGTGCCGCTTCCTTTCGCAGCATTTCCTGCAAGCGTTGAATGGTTGCCAATTTGCCGCTAGGAAAATAGTCCTCGTTGTCCGGCTCTACTTCAAGCCGATAAACAAGCCACGCGACTAGCTCTGGCTCCATGTACGGTTGAATATCGACCCAATCGCGAGCAATCGAAAGATTTTCCAATGCGCTATAAGCCAATGGCGACAAGCCGCGTATATAGATGCTCATTTCTTCTCTCCGGCGAGGGCGGCGTCGATGCGCTCAACAAGACCAAGCGGCGACGTGTTTGAGTGCAGCCACAGCCGCTGCTTCAGCAGCGCCCGCGCCGCCGCGAGGTCTTGGCGGTAGGAGTCGCGTTCTGCTCTTGTGGCAACGAGATCACCCTCTGTTTCTTGGCACGCTTCCAAGATTCCCTGCGTAATTGCCTCTTTAAGATTCAGTCCCGCCGCGCCGCCATGCCAAAGGTCTGCGCATTCTTGTGCAATCTTTCTGGCGCGTTCTGGTGTCATTTCTCCCTCCTCAGCGTGACGCGAAGCTCATTGATCGCTTCTTCGACAAACGCGGTCGCCTGCTCGGTGTCGAACACTCCCGTAGGCTTAGGCTCCCAACAGAGTGACGACGCCCCGGCGAGTTCGTGCAGCACGCGAGAGAGCAACAAATCGCACTCTTGATTCGCCGCCCGCGCCGCCGCAAGTTCTCGGGTCAGTTCCAAAATTGTCGTCGGCGTAATCTCTGCATTCCATCTCGCCACGAGTTCCGGGGCTGCCCATTGATCGCTGCCAAGGATGTATAGACGATCAGCAAGCACTGCTATAGCCAATTGGCGCAGCACTCCCATGTTGTCATTTGTCATGGCGCGCCTCCCCGGCAAGGGCGGCGTCGATCAATGCTTTCGCGGTATGGTAGTACCCACGATCAATCCGTTCGCTAACAGCCGCTAGTGCCGCCCGCGCCGCTGCGAGTTGGGCGCGCAGCCGCTGTACCTCATCCACGGCAGCAATCACGGCGTCCTGTACGCCGCGCACCGGGTACGTCTGCGCGATGCGGCGCAGGTCTGATAGCACCTTATCCATTGCCGTAGCCGTCGCCGTAGCCGTAGCCGTCGCCGTCGCCGGAGCCGTCGCCGGAGCCGGAGCCGTCGCCGTAGCCGTAGCCGGAGCCGTAGCCGTAGCCGTAGCCGGAGCCGGAGCCGTAGCCGGAGCCGTCGCCGTAGCCGTCGCCGGAGCCGGAGCCGGAGCCGTCGCCGTAGCCGTAGCCGGAGCCGTCGCCGTAGCCGTAGCCGGAGCCGTAGCCGTAGCCGTAGCCGGAGCCGTCGCCGTAGCCGTAGCCGGAGCCGTCAATCACTCGGCCCATACCGGCACCTTTGCCAGTGAAACGCGCGCCTTGTCAGTAATCGGAATGATTTCGATCACGCCGCGCAACAGCACCTCCGCAACCGCGCAGGGGAACTTGCACGCCTTCGGTTGCGATGTGCCATCCGTAGCCAATTGCGACAGTGAAGCGGCGCCTTTCCAAAACCAGATTCGGCGCGCGTCAGTGAGCATTGCCACTTCGCCGTCCAGCGATTGCAGCGTTCCTGCAAACACGCCCGCCGAGTACGTCCGCACCATGCAATACCGTCCGATCAAATCCATTCCTTGCCTCCGTTCAGTTAGAAAAACGCCTTCCAAACCGCCCATGCCGTGAGCAGCACAAAGCACCAGATAAGCAGACCGCCAATGACGCCGGCCACGATCCCGCGAGCGGCCCGCCGGTGCGCCGGGACGTAGCGGATCTCGCGGGGCAGGCTGATGCCGGCGTCCATCAGGTTGCGCTTCATGACCATCGTCGACGTGTGATCGTCGCCCCATTCGTAAGGCCGCTTGGGGATCAGGTGCAGCCGGCCAGGATTCATCCCGCTATCGTGTCTCATATCTCGAGCTCCTCGGGCGACTCGCCGGGAACGTCCCACGGCAGGTCGTCGATGAAATCAGCACTGCGCGGCATCGGCGTGCGCGCCTTGGGCGACGGAACAATCCGCGCATGCCCAAACACGCCCTTGAACTGATCGACGCCCTCGTCGCCCAGCAGGCGCTTGTCATCGGCGGCGACGAACTCACGCGACAGGTACTCGGGCTGGCGAAAGAACGCCCCCGTCAATTTGTTGCGCCAGGTGGTGACGCCATCCTCGTCGTTCTCGATTTCGGCAAAGTTCTCGACCAGCCGCGGAATGTAGCGATGGTCGTCGCAGCCGATGCGCTGAAACTCGATCGGGATCGCGTCGCGGTCGTTGTGCGCGCACGTCCAGGTGCCATCGCGCTCCGGCGTGGCATGGGCACAAGTGCGGCAGGAAACCGCCGGTGCGGCCGTGTCATGGCAGAGCGAGTAGAACGAGCACCACTTGCACAGGTAGAACGCGGCGTCAGTGCTGATCCGCTCCGGCGGCTGCTCGGCGAAGATGATCTTCTCGGCCCGCTCGAGCAGCGCCTTGGCCTTGTCGGCCTGGTACTCGGTGCGTACGGCGATCGTCTCGCGCCCGCCGGGAGTGCTCACGGTCAGGTAGTGGCGCTTGAGCTCGGCCAGTTTCATGTAACCCTGCGCTTGTCCGAAGTAGACCGCATCCCAAGCCTCGAGCGCATCCTTCTCGCCCTTCTCGGCGATGAGCTTCTGCAGCGCCTTGTACTTGGCCTCGTTGACCTGCTTGTGCTCCCATACATGCCACGTCTTGGGTGCCTGCAGCAGGCCCAGCACAACGCCGTCCATGTGCCCGCGCAGGTGCCCGCCGCAGGCCTGCAGAGCGAACTGCTCGCCATGCTCGTCGGTGGTGAGCAGCGTCAAGCCGGGCACCAGCCGCAACCGGGCGGCCTGCAAGGCCTCGCCGGCGTGCCCGTCAGCAAAGGCCTTGAGCGTCTTCGCCGAGTGGCGCTCGCGCACCGCCCAGCGAAAGCGCAGCCAGAGCTTCCTGGCGCATTCATCCCCGGCCGAGCTCATGCCGAAGTACGGCCGCGCCTCCTCGCCGGCCGCGGACGCCTCGAGTGCGGCGTCGATCGCGGCCAGCGTCGGGTCAGCATGCAGGTCGGGCAACGCAGCCATCAAGCAACCCTCTTCGCCCAGGGCCGTGCTGGCGCCGCCGCGGGCGTCGCCGGAGCCGGCTTGGCGGCCGGCTTAGGCGCTGGGACAGCACCGCCCGCAGCAAAGTACGCCTTGATCCGGTTGTTCTCGTTGCCATCCTTGGTCTCGATCCCGACCTCGATGACCAGCGGCCGGTCGTGCAGCTCGGCCGAGTCGGACGCCTTGGTCACGCCCAGCGCCTGGTAGATGGCGGCGAGCTCGCGCTTGGCAATGTCGACCGCAGTCGCGTTCGGGTTGTCGAGGTTGAGCCGCGACCAGACCTTGCGGTTGGCGTGCGGGCCGTCGGTGATGGTGAACTCGAGCTGCAGGTAGGCACCGCTGCCGCTCTTGGTCGGCTTATCCTCGGAGGCGGTGATCATCGCGTTGTAGCGGCCGCGCGGGAGCACGGTCATCGGTTGCAGCGGTTTGACTTCGTCGGCGTTGAAGAAAGACAGGTCGGCCATGATGGATCCTTAGTTGGCTTGTTGGGTGGTGGTAATCGCTTGCTCCAACGCGTCCCAGGACAGCGGCAGCGACTCGGGCAACGAGTACCGATTCTTGGCGAGGTAGGCCGGCTTCTCGGTGGTGTACAGCAGCCGCTCGCCGGTCGTGATGCCGCGGCTCACCTTCTGGTTGAAACCCACGTCGTCATGCCGCACGACGGTCTTGAAGTTTGCGAACAGCACGGCGTCGCACCACTCCTGCACCAAGGCCGAGGAGCGCGCCTGCAGCTTGGGCTGGTACCGCTCGAAGGGCTCGACCTCGGGGCTGTCGAAGCGCTTGATCTCGCAGTGGGCAAGCAGCACGACCACCATGCCCTTCTCGTTGCGCAAAGCGTTCAGCCCGTCGAGCACCTGGCGCCAGTAATCGGCGGCGATGACTGCACCCTTGCCGTAGGCTAGGTCCTTGGCTTCGTACTTGGCGTTGACGTCCTGCCAGATGAGGTTGTCGAGCCAGTCCAGCGAGTCGATGACGACGGTGCGGAATTCGTGTGCTTCGTTGTATAACGCGCCGAGCGCGTCGATCACGCTGTCGAACGACTGCGCCAGCGGGAAGTGATCGACCTCGAGAATGCCGAGCCCGTCCTCGGTCAGGATGAAGATCGGCGCCGGGGCGCTGGCCCCGAACGTCGTCTTGCCCAGGCCGTGAGGCGCGTACATCAGCAGGCGCGGCGGCTTGAGGTCCCGGTTGCGGGCAACGGAAGCGAGCGAGACAGCCATGTCAGACCTCCTCGACGCTCACGGCAGCCTTCGCCGGCTTGCTGGTGACATACACGGCCACGCTCGGGTACAGGTCCGGGTGGTTCTCCTGCAGCCGGCGCAGGGCTGGCAGGGAGAGATCGGCCTTCCAGGTGAACACGTCCTGGGCGAAGGCACTGAGGCTGTTCCAGTGCGCCTGCAAGGCCTTGGTATCGACCGTGCGGGTTAGCTTGCTGGTCACCTTGACCCGGTACTTTCCGGCATCGACGGTTTGCGTGCCCTCGACCGCGAGCGGCAGGGCCTCGACGATCTGCTCCTCGATCTCGAGCCGGCGCGAGTTGGCGGCCCGCTCGTCGGCCTTGGCGGCTTGCCAGGCGGCGGCGAGTTCGGCCAGCGTCAGGGGTGCGTTCATTGTGTTTGCTCCTCGATCGCGGTCACGCCAGCGGTCTCGACCTCGACGCCCGAGGCGATCAGGTCGACGAGCTCGTCCTGGGACGCCACGCCACAGGCAAACGTCGTGCGGGCGACGTGGGCCAGTGCCTGCGCGCGGTTGGTGGCGCGCACCAGGCGCGCGGACTGTCCGTCGGTAACGGAGTAGATGCGGTTCATGAGCCTCCTTGTAATGGTTGGTTGATAGTCAGGCGGCTTCGCCGGGAACGCCCCAGGCGGGCTTAGCGCCGTCGCGAATCCACAGCCGGCGACGACGCAAGAAGCGGACGGCGTGCAAATATTTCGCCTGGTGCGAGCGGTTGGCCGGGTGCGACCATTGCGCCATCTCGCGCAAGGCGTAAGCGGTCACGCGCCGCAGTTCGTACACGTTCCCCATCTCACCTCCAATATCCGAGCGCCGCAGCCAGATCGGCCGCCGCCGACTTGATCCCGCGCCACGTCGGCGCCGGCCGTAGGTGCGGCGGTAGCACGGCCGGCTTCGGATTCGCTGCCTGGCGCCGCATCCGCGCGTTCGCCTTGACGCTGGCCTTGACTGCGTTCGCACGGTGTCGTGGCTGGATCTCGACGTTCACATCGCGCTTTACTCGCGGCGTCCGATTGCCGCTGTTGATACGCCCGCAGCCGCATGACCGCACGTTGTGCGTCTTCGAGGTCAGGCTGTGCCCGATGACGGTCGTGTGCTGGCCGCACGCGCAACGGCACACCCATGCGCTGCGGCGGCGTCCGTTCGGGCTGACGTGGTTGTCGGCCCTATGCAGCACGGTCAGGCGGCCGAAGGTGAGTCCGGTGAGGTCTAGGGCGGCGCTCATGCGGCGCTCTCGGCAAACAGATCGCCCGACTCGCGTAGCGCGTTCTGCAGGTTGCGTACCGCCTGCTCGTAGTAGCTGCGCTTGAGCTCGATGCCGACGAAGCGCCGCTGCATCTGCAGGGCGACGTAGCCTTCGCTTCCAATGCCGGCGAACGGCGACAACACGACATCGCCGGGGTTCGTCCATAGGTCAATGCCGCGCCGGATCACCTCGAGCTGCAGCGGGCAGATATGCCGCTCGTCGTTGTGCTCGCGCGCGCTGCGGTATTGCAGCGTGTCGGACGGGTCAATATCCATCCAGACCGGGCTGGCCACCTTTTGCCAGTTACTAACCGGATAGTTGTCGTGGGTGTGCTTCACGCGCTCGAGTACGTCGCCCGGCGTGCGCATGGTGATGAGATAGTCTGGTATCCCCTGGCGGCACATGCTGGCGTTTTCTCGCACGGTTTTATGAAGCAGGCCAAGCGCCTTGGTGCGCTGCATTTGCGTGACCGGGTCTTTCCAGATCACCGTCTCGCTGTGGAAAATGAAGCCTTTGGCCTGGAATGCGCGGATCAGGTCGCCGCGGAAATCCTTGAGCCCGATGAACCCGTCGCGCTCTTTGCTGGCCGGGAACAGCATGCAATGGAAGCTCACATTACGGCCCGGCTGCATGACGCGCGCCAGCTCGTCGACGAGGAATCCGAAATGCTCGAAAAACTCCTCGTTGTCGCGGCAATTGCCCATGTCGCGCGGGCTGTTGCTGTAGGTATACAGCGACGAGAACGGCGGCGAGAATATCGAATAGTCGATGCTCTGCGCCGGCAGGCCGCGCATGGCCTCGACGCAATCGCCGTTGATGATGGTGTAGCCGTCGCCGACCACTTGATCTATCGCATTCATGCTACGCTCCTGAGCCACTCCGGAGCGGCAACGCGCCGATCGGCTCGATAGGTGTTCGTTTCGCGGGTCACGCCAAGCACTTCCGCGCGTACCGCTGACAATGTTTCTGCTGACAACTGCTCAGCCATAGTCCGCGCGGCAACTTCCTTGCGCTGCAGGTTGGCGACGACCGCGCCTTCGGTGGCGCTAGCAAACACATGCACGTCAACCGGACGATGTTGTCCAAATCGCCAACAGCGGCGCACCGCTTGGTAATACGCTTCGTAGGAGTCCGTCACGCCGACGAATGCCATTCGCGCGCAGTGCTGCCAGTTCAAGCCCCAGCCGGCAATGCTCGGCTTCGTCACCAGGACGCGAATGCGGCCGTGCGCGAAGTCGTGCAGGCGGCGCTCTTTCACGTCCGCATCGTCGGCGCCGCGGATCGACACCGCGTCCGGTATCGCCGCGCAAAGCGCGTCGTCCTCAGCGTTGAGGTCGCACCAGACGACCCACGGCTCGCGATCGGCGTTGACTAGCGCGGCGCACTCGGCGACGCGGTCGACGATGCTCTCGCGGCGTGCGTTGCGGCGGTCCATGAGCGTCTGCGCTTCATGGTGAAACAGCGCCCCCTGCGGCTCGTAGCGCGGCTCGATGACGTGCTGCTGCACGTTGAGCGGCGGCAGGTCGTACATCGATGCATCGTGACCGAGGTCAGACGGCGAGCGCACCAAGGCTCCCCAGTGCGCGACCCAGCGCCAGAATATCTCTCGCGCATGGCCTTTGAGGCGCCATACCTGCGTCTCGGCGCCGTCGTGGACGAAAAACTCGGCCAGCATCTCGGTGCGCGACCGGATGCCAAGGAACTCCGCGTGCGTGCCGAGCTCGGTCCAATCGTTCGGCGCCGGCGTCGCGGTCGCGCAAAGTTTGTATGGCGTGGCGATGAATGCGTCGATGAGCTGCTGCAGCGTCTTCGCCGTGTGATGCTTGATGATCGACGACTCGTCGAGAACGACGGCGCCGAAACGCTCCGCATCGAACAGATGCAGCCGGTCGTAGTTGGTAACGTTGATGCCGCTCCGCACGTCAGAGTCGCTGCGCGCGTGGGTGACCTCGACGCCGAGCGCCGCGCCTTCCTCGGCCGTCTGCTGCGCCACGGCCAGCGGTGCCAGGATCAGCACGTCGCAGCCGACGTTCTTGTGCAACAAATCGGCCCAGGCGAGCTGAATCCGCGTCTTCCCCAGCCCGGTGTCGGCAAAGATCGCCGCGCGTCCGCGCCGCAGCGCAAACCGCGTAAGGTCGCGCTGATGCGGCATCAAATCGTACCGGCTGCAGTCGGCGTCGATGCCAACCTGCGGCACGGTAGATAGCTTTCTGGCGATGAACGCGTCGTAGTTCACAGCCACCCCACGAGCAGCACGCCCAGCACCAGGATCGCCACGATGCCGATACACGCATCCCCTAATTTCTCGTGCCACGTCTCGTCGTGTTCACTGCGCATGGTCGGCCTCGATCCAGACGTAGCCCAGGCCGGCGCAGTAGACGCAGCGGTCGCCGTGGCCGTGGCCCAGGTCGTCGACGCGCGTCTCGCGCCAGCCGGTCCCGCCGCAGAGCGAGCAGCTCGCCTGCATCAGCGGCACGGGCGGCCTCGCGTTCAACAGCTCGGGATAATCGGTATTGATGTTTGTCATTTGCCTGCCTTGTCTCGCCTTGCCTTGCCTTGCCAACCCTGGCCTGCCCTGCCCAGCCGAGCCTAGACCCGACGAGCTCTGCCTGCCGCGCCATGCGTTGCTAGTGGAGCGCCTGAACAGCAGCGCCAGCCGTTTGCAACGCGGTAATTGCCATCGCGATCCGCGCCATCCGCTCGCCGTCGTCACCAGGCAAGGCGATTGCCGCGTCGCGCAACTCTTCGGCTGCGCGGATTGCTGCGGTCATCTTCGCGGTCAGCGCCGACAGCGCGCGAGCGAAGGCGTCGGTGTCCTGCACGACGACTGACGTCGTCTGATAGACGCCTTCGTTGGAGTCGGACTCCTCCTTTTGCGCAGCAGTCGGAGGAACCCATACGTAAGGGTCCGCTCGCGTGCTTCCGTCCGGCAGCTCGATCACCGGCACAATCAAGCGGATCAGCGTGCGGGCCTGCATCAGACGATACTTGTGCCCGGCCTTCTTGTTGTCCCACTCGAACTCGCCATGCAACGGTGAGTCCTTCGGCTCCGCTTCCGCGACCACGACCGATGCCTGCAGGCCACCGTGCTGGGCATTGATCCGCGCCAGCTCTGCCGCCACCTCTTTCTTCGCTTGCTTCACTTTCTGGTTTGCCATTTCATTTCTCCGTGTTTGCCTGCCATGCCTTGCCATGCCTTGCCACGCCCTGCCGCGCCGAGCCCCGCCCAGCCTGCCATGCCCTGCCGCGCCGAGCCTTGCCCTGCCGCGCCGAGCCTGCCTATCCTGGCCCAGCCTGGTCTGGCCTAGCGCACCAGCTCAAACGTTCCCCAGCCCAGCCCGGCGCTCTCCCGCGAGTCGGGCCTGCCTTCGCCGATCCCGACCTGCTGCCCAACCCGGTTCATCAAGTTCGCCACGTCGGTCGCGGTGAACTGGTCCGCGTCGTAACGGACCTTGACCTGCGCCGACCACTCGCGCCACATGGGACGCACGCGGATGTCGGCCACACCGGTCGCGTTGCGCACCGCCATGTCGACGCGCTCGGGATTGCCATTCAGCTTGATCAGCGGAATGCCGTCGATCTGGTCGAAACCGTCTGCCAGCACGAACACCGACAACTTCGCCAGCGTCATCTTGAAGCCGACCAGGCGGCAAGCGCTGATCATGGCCTGCCGAAACGCCGACGCCGGGATGCCGTGCCAACCTTCCGCGGTGACGTGCATCGCCTGCTTGTAGTCGTCGTCGAAGTCGCGCGCCTCGCGCACTTTCTTGCCGCGCGCCACGCTGCCGGCTTCCATCTTCGACTTCATCGCCTGCATCGCCTTACCGCTGAACCGGGCCTGCACATACGGCGCCGTGCCGCGGATGTTGAATGCGACCGTCCTGATGTCCGGGGCCTTGATCGCGACGGGTGTCGCTGTTTCCTTTGCCTTCGTTGCCATTGCAGATCTCCACTGTTTGCGGACATTGCTCCGGCTGTCCGCGTGCCGGTTGTTGCCTGCCATGCCATGCCGCTCCGAACCGAGCCGCGCCGCGCCCTGCCCTGCCTGCCTTGCCGCCCGTCCTACTGACCTCGCGGCCCTTAGCTGCCAGCCGGGGCTGGCCTTATGCGGTCGGGTGAGCGGGGCGCCTTGCTCGGGCGCGTCGGTGAGGCTTGAGCCGACGGTTTGAAGCATAGGCGAAACTATGCGGCAAGTCAATAGGCGCATCTATGCGATTGCGCACGACTTCGCGCCGACGTCCGGCCGGATGGTCTACTTGCGGACTTTGCGCGGGGCCGGCAGGGGGCGCGGCCGGGTAGGGATTGTGGTTCGTTGGGGCTGTGGCCGGCTGGGAATTGAGCAGCGCCGTACCAGCCGCCAGCCAGGCGCGCTGATTGGCGCTCGACAGCCGTCTATAGGTGTCGACGACCTGCGCTTCCTCGACGTTCTGGTCAATCTGGGCCACCGGAGATCCGGCGCCGGTCCAGAGATAGTAGGGATTGGCGCTCAACGCGCCCGCGAGCCGCATCAGCGTGGCGGCGCGCAGGGATTTGGTGTTGCCGCTTTCAATGGACGAAAGCGACGGCTGCTTGATGCCAATCCGGCGCGCAAGCTCCGGCTGGGACAGCCCGGCGCTCTCGCGAAGGAGTTTGATCCGGCCGCCAATGGACATGTCCACATCGTCGCACCGTCGGCGATAGATGCCCCTATTGCAATCGATGATAGATGCGTCTATGATTTCGCCATGCGTACCGAGGACGTAATCCAGCATTTCGGCTCCCAGGCCGCCGTCGCGCGGGCGCTCGGCATTGCGCAGCCAAGTGTGGCGACGTGGCGCGAGTCTCCGCCGCCGCTGCGGCAACTTCAGATCGAGCAGATCACCGGCGGCAAGCTGCGCGCCGAGCCGTCTATTTTGGCGCCCAAGGCTGCCGCCTGACTCCATGTCGCGCGACCTGCAGCTCAAGGTGATGCTGTCGCCCGAGGAGTACGTCGCGTTCAAGGCGATCTGTGACGAGGAAGGGCAGTCGCAGTCCGGCATGGCGCGCTCCTTCATCAAGCGGTACATCCACTCCTACGCCTTGAAGGATGCGGCGAACGCCAGCCCCAAGGCTACGGACGAACCCGGCCAGGAATAGGACCATGCTTTCCCCCACGCGCCGTGCGCAATCGCCGACGGCCCCGCCGCCTAACTCCACGGCGGGTGGCACCCAACGGCGCGGGCTTTCCCATCTCGAGGAGCAGTTCGCCGTGCAACTGCGCGCCGCAGGATTGCCCGAGCCCGTCAGGGAATATCGCTTCGCGCCCCCGCGACGTTTTCGCTTCGATGCAGCTTGGCCTGACTTGCGCGTTGCCGTTGAGATCGACGGCGGCGTCTGGTCCGGGGGCCGCCATACGCGCGGTTCCGGGTTCCTGCGAGACTGCGAAAAATTGAACCTTGCTGCGCTCGCCGGTTGGGTCGTGTTGCGCTTTTCGGGTGATCTCGTTCGTTCAGGCGAAGCCGTGCGTATGGTGACGATAGCGCTTAATCAGCGCGCAGCTATAAACGTGAACGTCAGGGAAGCAGCGTGATTACAGCCGAAGAAGTAAGGACATGGCTGCACTATGACCCTGCAACCGGGGTATTCACTAGGCGCACGGGGCGAAACGCTGGGCATGCGGTTGGAACAAAGATGGCCGGCGGGTACGTCATCATCAATTTGAATAGAAGGGCTCAATACGCCCATCGTCTCGCTTGGTTGTATGTATACAGAGAATGGCCAGACAAGGACATCGATCACATCAATTCGGTGCGTGACGACAATCGAATTGTCAATCTACGTCGCGCCACCCGAGCCGAAAACCTAGCGCACAAAGGAACTAAGAACAAGACCGGGTTCAAGGGCGTCTTAACGCACATAGATCCTCGTCGCAAAAAGCGATTTGGGGCGCAAACATCGTGGGGAGGGGAGTACAAGTTTCTTGGGTGGTACGCAACCGCAGAAGAAGCTGGCGAGGTCTATCGCAAGGCTGCAGTCGCTCAGTTTGGTGAGTTTGCACAATGGTAACTGTAAACGAGTGCGGAGCTCGCGCATGAGCCTCTCGGCCAACTGGTCCCGCCGTCGCACGGCCGCGGCCGTCACCTCGGTCAACGCCGAGCAGGCCGTCACCCCCGGATCCAGACTCGACTTCGCCCTGCGCTACGCTGCCATCGGCTGGCACGTCTTCCCGGTCTGGGGCGGCAAGGAAGGCAAGTGCCGCTGCGGCACCGAGTGCACCAGCCCAGGAAAGCACCCGGTCGAGCCCCTCGCCCGCCGCGGCTACCTGTCGGCCACCACCGACCCGGCCCTCATCCGCCTCTGGTGGACCCAAGACCCCGAGGCCGGCATCGGCGTCAACCTCGAGGCGTCCAGCCTCGTCGCCGTGGACATCGACCCGCGCAACGGCGGCCTCGAGACGATCGACCAGGTCGAGGCCGAGCACGGCCCCCTGCGCTCGGACGTGATGCAGTTCACCCAAGGCGGCGGCGAGCACCGCGTCTTCAGCCTCGCCGGCACCTGCTCTTTGCCGGGCAAGCTCGGCCCCGGCATCGACCTCAAGCGCTCGGGTTACATCGTGCTCGCCCCCACCCAGGGCGTGCTCGGCAAGTACGATTGGGAAGCCTCGAGCGACCCGCTCGAGGGCGCCGTGCCCTCGCCCCTGCCGGATTGGATCAGGGACCTGCAAGGCCCGGCACCGCAGCCCGGAAAGCCCGACCTGTTCGGCACCCGCTTCGCCACCCCGGCCCAAGTGGCCGAGCTACGCGAGGCGATCGCCTTCCTCGACGCCGACGATCGCGACACCTGGATCCGCTGCGGGCTCGCCTTGCGCTCCCTAGGCCAAGCCGGATGGAGCATCTGGACCGAGTGGAGCCAGTCCTCGACCAAGTTCAACCCGGTGGACCAGATTCGCGTCTGGCGCTCATTCAAGCCGGCCGGGATCAACTTCGAGTCCGTCTTCTTCGCCGCGCAGCAGCAAGGCTGGGTCAACCCGCTGGCCGGCATGCTTCCGCCCGCCAAGCCGATGCCGGAGCCCGCCACGGCGCCACCGGATCCCGTCCAGCGCGTCTTCAGCCTGCCTGGCGTCCTCGGTCAGGTCGAAGCCTGGATCAACGCCACCAGCCGCAAGCCGCAGCCGATGTTCGCCACCCAGGCCGCGATCGCCTTCGGCTCCATCATTCTCGGCCGGCGCTACGTCACTACCCAGCGCAACTGGCCCAGCCTGTACCTGCTCAACATCGGCAAGAGCTCCTCCGGCAAGGAGCACGCCAAGTGGGCGCTGGAGCGCCTGCTCGATGCCTGCGGCCTCGGACGCCTGATCGGACCATCTGGCTACACCAGCGACTCAGGAGTGCTTTCTACCCTGCACGGCAAGCCGGCGCACCTGGCCGTCATCGACGAGTTTGGCAAGGTGCTTGAGGCGGCCAGCGTCAGGCACGCCCCGCGCGCTGCCTCGACCATGCGGGCGCTGATGGAAGTCTGGGGTCGCTGCGACGGCACGCTGCGCCCGCAGGGCTACAGCACGTTCGGCCTGTCCGACCAGGACGCCGACGCCAAGGCCGACAAGACCGTCATCAACCCGGCTCTCACGCTACTGGGCATGACCACCCCGGACACCTTCTTCGACACCATCGGTTCGGCCGCCGCGCGAGATGGGTTCCTCAATCGGTTCCTCATCGTCGAGTCTGACATCGGCCGGCAGGTGGGGCAGGGCGTCGATCCTCTGCCGGTACCGCAGACGGTCATCGACTGGGCAAGGGAGCACCAGGAACCGCGCAACCTGATCGAAGCTGCCGCCCTGCCTGGAGTTGCCGCCAACGCCCGCATCGTCGCCTTCAGCCCCGGCGCCACGCTGGCCTTCGCCGCATTCGAGCGGCGCTGCCTCGAGCTCATGGATCAGCACGACGCCGACGGCCTGGGTGAAATGTTCGGCCGCACCTGCGAGATCGCAATGCGCCTATCCCTCATCCTCGCCGTTGGCAACAACGAGCAGGCCGTCAGCCGGGAGTGCGCCCAGTGGGCCATCGAATACGCCGAGCATCACGCCATCCGCACGGCCAACCGGCTCAAGGACTCGGTAGCGGACAGTGACTTCGAGGCGCTCAAGCTGCAGGTGCTGGCCTGCATCAGGAAGGCAGGCCCACGCGGGCTCACCGAGCGCGACCTGAACAAACAGTCGCGGAAGTTCCGCGCCGTCGACCAGAGGCAACAGGTCAACGTCCTCAACTCGCTGGCCTTTGCCGCCGACATCCAGCGGGTGGAGTTTCCCCCTGCGTCCGGGCGCGGCCCAGGACGCAAGGTTTGGGTCATCGCGCCGACAGATGCCGACACCGCTGTCCCCAGCTAAAAACCAAGCCTGGCGCTGGTTTCAGCCAATACGCCGACAACGCGACGGGGTCTGTTTGTCCCTTTTTTCCGCTGTGGGTAGTAATAGAGGGAGAGAGAGTGTGTGTTTTGTAGTCATATATGGCTATAAGCCAAGCCTGGCGCGGGTTTTAGGCGGGGACAGAGGTGTCGCAAAACGTCCCCATTCGTCGGCAACGCCATGACCGACGCCGCCGACCGCGCCGAGGAGGAGATCGAGATGGAGCTCGCCGAGGCGCTGCGCAAGCGCAAGCCACCCTGGCCGGTAGCCATCGGGGCCTGCCACTACTGCGGAGAGCCGCTGGAGAACGGCCAGAGGTGGTGCGACGCCGACTGCGAGCGGGGATGGGAGCACGAGCAGCTGAGGAGGCGACAGAATGCCAGCGAAGAATCCTGACACCGGATTGACGCCGCGTCAGGAGGCATTCGCCACCGGGATCGCCTCCGGCCTGTCGCAGGCAGACGCCTATCGGGCAGCCTATCCGCGATCGGCCAAGTGGCAGGAAAAGAGCGTTTGGGAGCGCGCATCGGCGCTCGCCGCAAATGCCAAGGTTTCGGCAAGGGTTGCGTTTCTGGGAGCCAAAGCAGCGGCGGCCAACGACGTAACCGTCGAGCGCGTCGTGCGCGAGCTCGCGCGGATCGCCTTCGGTGATCGCCGGGACCTGATGGAGTGGGGGCCCGATGGCGTGCGGCTCAAAGACTCCGGCGAGTTGACCCACGACCAGGCCGCCGCAGTTGCCGAGGTTTCCGAGACGACCAACCTCCATGGTGGCTCGATCAAACTCAAGGCGCACGACAAGGTCAAGGCGCTCGAGCTGCTCGGCCGGCACCTGGGCGTGTTCGCCGAGGACAACAAGCAGGCCAATCCGACCGGCTTCGATCCAGGCAAGTTTTTCGCCGACCTCTTTCGCAAGCCGGAGGCCGGTTGACCTACCACGCCGGCCAGCTGCAGATCCTTCGCAACGCACGCCGCTTCAATACCGTGGCGTGCGGCCGTCGCTTCGGCAAGACAGCGATGGGCTTGGGCTTGACTGCCATGGGATGGCCTGGTTGCCTCAAAGGCCTGGCACAAGGCTACGACGTCGGCTGGTTCGCACCGAACTACAAGTACCTGGATGAAGCCTGGCGCAAGGCCAAGTTGGTGTACGGCGAGCAGAACATCGTCGCGCGCACTGACAGCCAGCAGCACCGCATCGAAATGACGACTGGCGGTACCCTGGAATTTTGGACCCTCGATGACGACGACGCTGGGCGCAGCCGGAGGTATGGACTGATCGTCGTGGACGAGGCCGCGATGGCGCGCAGGCTCGAGCCGGCCTGGCAAGCTGCCATTCGCGCCACCCTGACCGACTTTCAAGGTGGCGCTTGGTTCCTGTCGACGCCCAAGGGGCGCAACTTCTTCTTTCAGCTCAGCCAGCGTGGCGCCAGCGATCCGGACTGGGCTCATCATCACGCACCGACTACCGCCAATCCACACATTGACCCCGCGGAGGTTGAAGCAGCACGCCGGGATCTTCCCGAGCGCGTCTTCGCCCAAGAGTACGAGGCCGTCTTCCTCGAGGATGGCGGCGGTGTCTTCCGCAACGTCACGGCCTGCGCCACTGCGGATCCGTACCCGTTCGATCAGGACCCCGGCGACGGCCGCGCCTACGTCATAGGCGTCGACTGGGGCCGGCACAACGACTTCACCGTCATCACCCTGCTGGACGCCAGGGAGAAGCGCGTGGCGGCGCTCGATCGCTTCAACAAGATCGAGTATGCCTTCCAGCTCGCGCGGCTCAAGGCCCTGCACGCGCGCTACGCCCGGGCGCCGATCATGGCCGAGTCGAACAGCATGGGCGAGCCGCTGATCGAGCAGCTGCGCCGCGACGGCCTGCCGATCCGCGGCTTCCAGACCACCAGCGCCAGCAAGGCCGCCATCATCGAGGCGCTGGCGATCGCCTTCGAGCGTGGCGAGATCACGGTCCCGATGGACAAGGCGCTGGTCGAGGAGCTCATGGCGTTCGACCAGGAGCGCATGCCGTCGGGCGCCATTCGCTACGGCGCACCCCAGGGGCAGCACGACGACATGGTCATGAGCCTGGCTATCGCCTGGCACGGACTCATGTACGCGCAGACCACGCCCGACTATTCCAAGGGCGGCCTGCGCGCTGGTGCCTTCGATCGGGCGGCGCTGTGATCCTGGAAGAGATCGAGCTCCTGGTCGGAACCGAACGGCGGATGCGCTTCATGGCGCTATTTGCGGGGACCGATGTCACTTTTCCTAAGACGCAACGCGGTCCATTCTGGGACCAGCTGTCGCGCGCGCTCGGGAACGAGGCAGCCGAGCGGCTGCGGTTGCGGTACTCGGGAGAGCGCATGTACATCCCGCGCAACGAAGCCGAGGAGCGCGCGCGCAGGAACGCAGAGATTGCCGCGCGCATCGCAGCCGGCGAGTCACCGGCCTACGTCGCGCGCACCTACCGCGTCATGTCGACCCTCAGCGCCAGGCACATCCGGCGCATCGTGGAAAAGGCGGGAACCGTGCTCAAGCCTACCCAACCCGAACTGTTCGGCGACCAATGAACCCACTGGCCCGCCTGCGCCAACGCTTCTTCCCGACCGCCGAGCTCGCGCCGAAGATCGAGCAGCCGCTCTATCGCCAGACCGCCGTCTACAAGCTGTTCGATTGGCTTGCTGGAATCCCGGACCCCGACGAGGTTCTGCGCCGCACCGGCCGCACCCGCGCCGACTTGCGCCAGCTGCTGCGTGATGCCGAGGTCTCCCAGGCGATCGACACCCGGCGCGAGGCCGTTCTGGCGACGCCTTGGCGCTTCGAGCCCGGGTCATCGCGGGCCGAGAAGTTCATCCTCGCCGAGATCGCGCCGCACATGCACAAGCTGGTCGGCGCAGCCTGGCAGGCGACGCTGTACGGCTACTCGGTGGTCGAGCTCGTCTACGGCAGGCGTGGCGCGAAGATCGGCGTCGATGCCGTCCACGAGCCGCCGTTCGAGTGGTTCCGCCCGCTTCCCGACGGCAGCCTGCGCTACTTCCCGGAAACGGGGGAAGGCGGCGCAACCGGAATCGAGTGCGATCCACGCAAGTTCTTCCTGGCCGCGCGCAACCCATCGTACCGGAACCCCTTCGGCGAGGCGCTGCTGTCGGTCCTGTACTGGCCGGTGTCCTGGCGACTGCAGGGCTGGCAGCTGTGGCTGAACTTCCTGGAGACGTTCGGCGCGCCGATCGTCATCGGCAAGACGGCGTCCTACGATCGGTTCGTCGCCGCCATGCAGGCCCAGGGTGTGACGCGGACGGTCGGCTGGCAGGCGATGGCGCCGGACGAAGAGGTAACCACGATCACTGCCTCGACCGCGGGCGAGTTCGAGCGTCTCGAGTCCGCCCTCGATCGCTGCATCCAGCGCGTCATCCTTGGGCAGACCCTCACCAGTGACGTTGGCAAGTCGGGCAGCTATGCCGCGGCCAAGGTGCACGACGAGGTGCGCGAGGACAAGCGGCGGGCCGACGTGCGCATGGTCTCCAACGCCGTGCAGCACCTGGTCAACGCCCTCTGGCAGCTCAACGGCTTCCCCGGCGCCGCGCCGCAGTTTGTCATGCAGGACGACATCGGCCTTGAAGTCGAGCGCGCTACTCGCGATGGAGGACTGGCGGAAAAGAACGGGGTCCGCTTCACCCCTGAATATTTCATGAACAACTATGGCTTCAGGCCCGACGATTTCACGATCGTCGACCCGAAGCCGCCGCCGACTGCAGGCGATCCGTCTGATCCATCCGCTCCAGCCAAACCGAACCTGGCCGCGTTGACGGCGCCGAGGTTCACGCCGCAACAGCAGGTCCTCGAGGACGGCATCGCGCAGCTGGCATCCGAGGCGGCGCTACCGATCCCCCTTGCCGAGCTACGCAGCGCCATCCTCGCCGCTGCCGACCAGGAGGAGCTCGAGGCCCGCCTTGCCGTGCTGCTAGACCGACAGGACCCCGCGTTCGCCGACCTGATAGCGCGAGCCACGTTTGCCGGGAACGTTCTCGGCTATCTCCACGCAGACGAAAGGTAATCGATGGCCTCATTCATTCCGACGAGCTTTTTCAACGACGTGTTCAAGGGCAACATCGACTGCGACACGGACACGTTCAAGCGGATGTTGCTCGGCTCGGGCGCATCGGCGCTGACGAAGGACAACCTCGACAAGCGGGCCGACGCGACCTCCTACGAGGTGACGGGCACCGGCTACACGGCCGGCGGCGCGACGGTTACGGTCACGGTGCCGGCGGTCGACACGACGAACGACCGGCAGGACATCACGCTTGGGCAAACGGCGTGGTCGTCGTCCACGATTACCGCGTACTACTCCTTCACCTACAAGTCGCGCGGCGGCGCGGACACGGCCGACGAGGCGGTGTTCCTCAACGATTTCGGCGGCGCCGTCAGCACCACCAACGGCACTTTCACTTGCAACGCGGACACCATCCGCGTCCAGAACTAAGGGGGCACCATGAGTCAGGAAAAGATCGACGCGCTTGTTGCGAAGTCGCAAGCCCTCGGGGCGGAAATCGACCTGTTGCGCGAGCAGCGGCGTGCCATCAACGACCAGATTCAGCAGTTGCAGGGCGAAATGGCGCTTGCCGCCGCTTTGGAAGCGAACCCCGCGATCAAGCACGCCATCGCCCCGGGCGCGACCGTGAGCGTGAGCGCGGCCGATGTCATCCGCGCAATGGCCGCGGGGTTGCCGAAGCAGTAGCGTGAGTCTCTCGCTGCAACCATTCGACGACCTGATATTCATCATGCGTCTGGTGTCGTCCTCCTGCGAGTTCGACGGCGGGTCGCAATGCGAGGTCAAGTTGAAGGTCGAGAACCTGAGCCAAACGCACGGCGGCCGGCACGCGCAGCTCTACATCCAATGCGCGCCCGACGAGGCCGATCGCGCCATGATCGGCGACCAATACATCGTTCACCTGCGGAGGATCGGATGACGTTCGACGACATCGTGATCGCGCTGTCGCTGCTGTCTCTGGTGCTGACGGTGGCGTTGATGCTGATTCCTGTTCTGGTCGCCATTTCCACGCAATTTGTGCCGCCGGGTTGGCACGACCCCGCAGCAAGCGACGCGGCTGAAGCGCGGCGATATCCACTCGATGCCCATTAGGAGATTGTGATGGCGCTGTCTGTAGAGCAAATGGCGACACTGAAAGCGGCGATCATCGCGGACCCAGTACTCGCCGCCTATCCCGCCGGCAGCGATGGCGCGTACGAGATCGCATTGGCGTTGAACACGCTGGCCGATCAGGCGTTTATCGTGTGGCGCACCAACGTGAGCGTAGACGCGATCATGCGCAACGGCATGGACTGGGCGCGGGTGGACAACCTCACCGTTGGCAAGGCGCGCATCTGGGATTGGCTAACGCGCCTCGGGACGTTCAATGCCAGCAAGGCCAACATCCGCGCCGGCATCGACGCGGCGTGGGTTGGGACGGCAGCGGATCTCGCGGTGCGGGCCACGATCTACACGCACTGCAAGCGGTCGGCGACGAGGGCGGAGAAGATCTTTGCCACGGGCACGGGCAGCGATGCCTCGCCGGCCACGATGGGTTACGAGGGCGCGCTGTCGTGGCAGGACGTTGATTCTGCGCGGAGTAGCTAATGGCAACCGTACAGACCACGACGTACAACAGCACGACCGACACAACGGCGCTGACGATTACGTTGGCGTCGCTGGCGACCAGTTCGACGTTGCTGGTCGGGCGAGAGTCGACGGCGATCAGCAACGCATCGGATTTGTATCTGGACGCGCTGGTATCAGGTCAGATCATGACCGGCACCAGCCCGACGGCCGGGCAGATCGAAGTCTATGTGTACGGCTACACCAAGATTGTATCGTCGACCCCGACGTACCCGAATCCATGCACCGGCAGCGATGCCGCTATTACGCTGACCGCAGAAACCAAGATGCGGCTGTATCTGGCCGACTCGATGACGACGAATGCTACGTCGAACGTAGCTTATGGAATAAAGCCATTCGGCGTGGCGCAGTTTTTTGGCAACATCCTCCCGGCACGCTGGGGCATTGTGGTGGTACATAACACGGCGGTCAATCTGAACTCGACCAGCACCAACCATTACATTCATTACCAGGGCATCAAGTACACGTCGACATGATGATGCCGCTCCCTCCGCTCTCCGCTAACCGGCCCCTGGTGACGGGATAATGGCGCGCACGCGGCAACCGAGCGGGATCGCTGTTGTCGACCCGTCCTATCCCTATGCGCGCAATCTGCGCGGGGCGTGGATATCCGGGCAGTCGGGGCTGCTGCAAAACGCATCCAAGCTGGGTGGGCTGGGCGATCTGACTGCGGTCGGAGCGCCGACGGTTATTGCTACGCCCTACGGTTTGGGCGTGCAGTTGAATGGCAGTAGCCAGTACCTGACCAACACCAGCAACGCGGCAATTACGCAATTCCCGTTCACGTTCTTTCTGCTGGTCTACATGTCCACTGGGCAGACAGGCAGCTCGCGGATATTTGATATCAGTCAAGGCACCGGAATATCCAAAGTTGCAGGCATAAGGCATGAGGACGGAGCGGGGTATCGGGCGCAAGTTTATGACGGTGGGAATAGTCAGACTAATGGATCAAATAAAGCAAAAGGCACATGGAATTCTTTTGCCGGTAGATTTTCGTCCGCCTCAGAACGATCATTGTTTGTCAATGGCGCGTTGTTCGATACCAACAGTGAAACCAGAAACGCGCTGTCTGGGATAGACCGTATAACCATCGGTTTCGCGCCCTGGGGCGCTGAGTATTTGAATGGCATTGTCGTCGCGCCGCTCGCATTCGACGCCGCATTGCCAGATGCGGAAATAGCGGCGCTGGCGAGTAATCCGTATCGATGGGTAAAACAGCAGCGTCGCCTCTGGATTCAGCTTGGCGCGGCGAATGACGCGCTCGACACGGCCGCGGGCGCGGTCGTCACGGCGACGGCGAGCGCGATTGCGGGGGCCGCGACGGGAAGCTCGGCCGTCAATGCGACGGCCACTGGTGCGACGGTCGTTGCGTCGGCATCCACGATTGCGGGGGCGCTGACTGCGGCATCGGCGGCGACGGCGGCGACGGTAGCGGCAAGCGCGAGCGCCATCGCAGGCGCGGCAACGAGCAGCAGTCAAGCTGCAGCGGCAACGGTCACGGCGACCGCGTCGGCAATCAGCGGCGCGGCGACAGGCGCAGGGCAGAGTGCGGCGGCGACGGTGGCCGCTACGGCATCGGCGACGGGCGGCGCGGCCACGGCGGCGTCGGCGACCACGGCGGCGACGATCACCGCTTCCTCGTCCGCCATCGCGGGCGCGGCGAGCGGCACGGCCGCCGCAACGGCAACCGGCGCGACGGTTGTTGCGGACGCCTCGATCATCGCCGGCAGCGCGACTGGGAACGCGGCCGGCACGGCTACAGGCGCAACGGTCGCGGCCGATGCCAGCGCGATCGCTGGATCCTCAAGTGCCAGTGCCGCGGCGACCGGGCAGACGGCTGCCGTCACGGCATCCGCCACTGCTGGATCAGCGCAAAGCGACCATGCCGCTACCGGGGCCGTCGTCAGCGCATCGACAACAGCCATCCCCGGCGCGATCGCCGTCGGCGCCGGCGCCACGACGCTGGGGGCAACGGTTGCCGCCACCGTGACCTATCAGTCGGGGGCGGTTGCCGCCGCCAGCTCGGCCGCCGGCTGGACGCAGGTCGTCACTGCAATCGCGGCCAGGGGCGTCGCCTACGGGGCATTGCCGGACATCGATCCGCGCTACCTCGTTCCGTCCCGCAAGCGCCGGTTCACGGTTCAAGCGCGCGGCCGTCGTTTTAACGCCAGGACCTGACCCATGTATACCCTGCCCGCCAAGACCCCGTCCGAGGTCAAGCTCGTCACCTTCGATTTCGCCACCGAGGCCGTGGCCGGCATCGCGCTGTCCACGCCCACCGTGGACAAGGCGGTGCTGTCCGGTACCGACCCCGCTGCGGCAAGCCTCACCGTAGGCGCTGCAATGGTCTCGAACCTCACGGCCCTCTGCCTGATCGGCGGCGGTCTGGCCGGCGTGGTCTATCAGCTCACCTGCACCGTGACCGCGGCCAACGGCGAGGTGCACCAGCTGCTGGCGCGCATGGCAGTCGATGCGAGCGCCGCCTGATGCCCAAGCCGATCGCGATTTCATTAAGCGTTCCATTCGCTGAGGCGATCGCCCAGGCGGCCGGACGCGGCATCACCCTGCCCGCCGACTACTACGGCCGCCTGCCGGCCGAGGCCAGGTCCCAGGCTTTCACGATCTCCGGGCTGACATCGCTCGAGCAGATCAGGGAAGTGCTCGATGGCCTGGTCGCCGCGTTGCGGGACGGGCAGACCTTCAGCCAGTGGAAAGATGCGCTCGGCCCCATGCTTGGTGGCTTGTCCGACAACAGGAAGGAGCTCATCTTCCGCAATGCTGTCCAGACGGGCTACAACATTGGCCGCACGACGCAACAGCGGGAGAACAAGGCGCGCCGTCCGTTCTACATGTGGGACGCGATCAACGACACCAGGACGCGGCCGGAGCACGCGGCGATGGATGGATACATCGCGCCGATCGATGATGCGATCTGGACCCGCTGGAGCCCACCGGCGGGCCACAACTGCCGTTGCACTCGGATCAGCTTGACCGCGGAGCAGGCGAAGGTGCGCGGGTATGGGCGGCAGGCCAAACCCAGCGCCGATCCGGACCCCGGGTGGGGTTACGAGAAGGCGGACGGGCAAGGTGACGCGTTGAAGACCATGCTCGCCACACGAGCTGCGACGCTGCCCGGCGCAGTGCAGGCCGCAGTCACGAACCTGATGGCCAAACCGGTGACGGTCGACGACTTTGTACGGAGCGGTCGTGCGATCACTGCGACCTTGCCAGACGGTAGCGCGTATCCGGACGCATGCTTTGCGGCGATCATCGACAAACTGGACAAGGAGGTCGGCACTTCGACGCCGGCCAGGGTGATATCGAAAGGCGAGGGCGCTCGCCTGGTGCGCGAAGCATCGCGACGTTACCCGGACGCCTGGACTCAAAAAGCAGACTCATTCGGTCCGCTATTTACGAAGTCCAAGGCCGGCACGCGCGGTTGGCAGTTCACCGTCCCGGACAACATGGACGGCAGGCTGGTCAACATCAAAGAGGGATTCGGGACCGTGCGCGTCACGGCGCGCGATGGGTACATGATGCTGCGCACCGATGACGTTGGAAATGCGGTGCACGAGTTCGCGCATCGACTGCAGAACGCCCTGCCCGAGCTTGACAAACTGTTCCAGGAGTTGCACCTTCGAAGAACCGGGGGCGACCCGCTGGAGCGCTTGCGGGACGTGGTCGCCGGATCGCGCTATGCCGGCAATGAGGTGACCCGGAAGGACAAGTACGTCGACCCCTACCAGGGGAAGGAATACGCCGCTGGCGGGGCCCTGGAAATGATGACTATGGCGTTTGAAAGCGTGCTCGGGTTGTCCGGCACCGGCTGGCTGGGAGATTACCGGCGGCGAGTATTCAGCGACTTCTACGCCAAAGACCGAGAGATGTTCGATTTCGTTGTCGGGCTGCTGTTCCACTGGAAGCCATGAAGCACTACGAATGCGCCCCCACGGTCTGGCACGAGTCGGCGTGGGTCTTTGACTGGGACGAAGCGTCCGGTACGGTAGCCGGCCCTGCCGCGGGCGAAATCTTGACCATCGCCAGCTGGGGCGGCATTGGTGCGCACCCGGTGCCGGCTGCGCACAAGTTCGGCCCCGAGCCGCTTAAGAGCAAGGCGGACATGGCGGCGATCGTCGGCTGGCGGCACGCCCTGCCGGATGACCTGGCGCCGTTCTACCCGCAGTTTGCCGACGCGCAGGCTGAGTCCGACGTTCCCCTGATCTTCTGACCGTTCGGCACCAGCCGCCCCACCTGGCCCGCCGCGCGCGGGCTTTTTCTTGCCCATTTGGGTGGGACGCGTGTCCGCTGCAAATTCGCACGCCGCTTGGCATCGTGCGAGTCATGGCAGACCGCAACCTCTGTTTGGCCCTGTTCGCCGAGGCACAAGCGGACGTCGCCGACGCGCGCGTGCGCGGGTTCTCCGGCGTGGCCTACTCCGGCGGCGTCGTTCCGAACTACGGCTGGGCCGGCGACATGTGCATCGACCTGGCGTCGATGACCGCGCCGGCCGAGGTCGCCATTCTGCGCAATCACGACCCGAACCAGATCGTCGGGCGGGCTCGCGTCGCCTGCGATGGCACGCAGCTGCTGCTCACTGACGGCGTGTTCAGCGAGGTGACGGCGGCCGGCAAGGAAGTCGCCGGGCTGATGGCCGAGGGCCAACCCTGGGCGCTGTCCGTCGGGCTCAACGGCCGGGCGCAGTTCTTCGAGCCCAAGCGCAAGGTCAGCTGCAATGGCCGCGACATCGAAGTCGACTGCATGTTGGAGAGGACGCGACTGCTCGAGGTGTCGTTCGTCCCGGCCGGCGCCGATCCCAATGCCTACGCCGCGCAGATGTCCGCGCGGATGGGACTCACCCCTCCCGAATCAGGAGATCCCGTTATGCCCGAAGTCAACCCGCTGCAGGCGCGCGTTACCGAGCTGGAAGCGCAAGTCGCCACGCTGACCGAGCAGCTCGCCACCGTCACCGGCGAGCGCGACGGCGCCAGGACCGAGCTTGCCGCCGCGGCCACGGCGCGCCGCACCGACCAGGTCGTCGCCCTGTTCGGCGCCGATGCCGAGCTCACCGACGCCCAGCGCGCGGCCTACCTGGCGATGACCGACGAGCAGTTCGCCGTGGTCGAGGCGGCGCTGCGCGCCGCGCGGGCCACCGCAGCCGATCCGGCCCTGTTCAGCCAGCAGGCGACCGCCGGTCGCAACGAAGCCGGCGGTGCGCCGGCGGCGACGTTCAAGGCGCCTGCTGGCTGGGACGTCGATCCCGAGCGCGCCCAGCTGCACGCCAAGGCGCTGCAGTACCAGACCGCCCACCCGGGCACCGATTACCTCGCGGCCGTCGCCGCCGTCGCCCAGTAAGGAGCCAGACCCATGACGACCCAGTACATCGCGGCGCTGACCCTGACGGTCGCCGCCACCGGCACCCTCGTCGCCAACCGCTTCGTGACCAAGGCCGGCGCACAGACCGGCGCTGACGACTACTCGATCGGCGTCTGCCGCACCGCGGCGGTCAGCGGCGACAAGGTCGCCGTCGACGCGCTCGGCGTGGTCGCCGTGGAAGCCGGTGCGGCCGTGTCCGCCGGCGACACCATCAAGGCCGATTCGAGCGGACGCGCGATCACCTGGGCGACCTCGGGCGCCAAGATCGGCATCGCGCTCGAGGCGGCCGGCGCGGCGGGCGACCTGATCTCCGTCCTGCTCATCCCCAACGTGGCGTAAGGAGCCCTGAACCATGCCCCAACTCACCCCCGCCCAGGCCCGCGTCATCGACCCGGTCCTGTCCAACGTTGCCCAGGGCTACAAGCAGCCGAATCTGGTCGGCTCGGCGTTGTTCCCGCCGGTCCCGGTGGCCCAGCGTGGCGGCAAGATCGTCACCTTCGGCAAAGAAGACTTCATGCTGTACGCGACCGGCCGCGCGCCCGGCGCCAACACGGCCCGCGTGCAGTTCGGCTACACCTCGGGTTCCTACGCCCTCGAGCAGCACGCCCTGGAAGGCGCGGTGCCGTTCGAGCTGATGCAGGAAGCCAACGCCGTGCCGGGCATCGACATGGCGCGCATGGCGGTGCAGAAGGTGCAGAACATCATCGGCCTGCGGCTGGAAAAGGCTCAGGCGGACCTCGCCACGACGGCCGGCAACTATGCCGCCAGCAACAAGCTCACGTCGTTGACGGGCACCTCGCTGTGGTCTGACCTGACCAACGCGGCGTCGGACCCGATCGCCAACATCGAGGCGGGCAAGGACGCGATTCGTGCCGCCACCGGCAAGCGGCCGAATACGATGGTGATCGGCGCGTCGGTGTTCAAGAGCTTGCGCCAGCACAGCAAGATCATCGACCGCACCAAGTACACCGGCCGCGACGTGCCGACGGTCGAACTCCTTGCGGCGCTGTTTGGCGTCGACCGCGTCCTGGTTGGCGACGCAATCGTTGCCAACGCCGCCGGCGCATTCTCCGACGTCTGGGGTAAGGCTTGCGTTCTGGCCTACACCGAGATCGGCACCGTTGCCGACATGGGCTTGCCGAGCTACGGCTACACGTACCGCCTGCAGGGCGCGCCTATCGTCGAAGTGCCGTACCAGGACCGCAACGCCAAGTCCTGGATCTATCCGGTCACGGACGAGGTGGCGCCGGTCATCGCCGGCGCCACCGCGGGCTACCTGATCTCGCCCTGCGTCGCCTGATAGAAGGGCCGGTGGAGCAGTGTGGCCGCGTACCTCACGCAACCCGAGCTGGAAGACCGCATTGGTCCCGACATCGTCCTGCAGTTGGCGGATCGGGACCATGACGGCGTAGCGGACGCCGCGGCGGTCGCGGCCGCCATCGCCGACGCCGACGCCGAGATCAACAGCTACCTTTCGCCCCGGTACACGCTGCCACTCGCCACGGCGCCGGACATCGTCAAGCGCCTGTCCGCGATGATCGCCCGCTACAACCTGTGGCGGCGCGATCTGCCCGAGGATCACCCGGCCTACGTCGCCTACCGCGATGCGCTGAAGACGCTGCAGCAGATCGCCAACGGCGTCGTGTCGTTGCCCCTGGCGTCCGGTACCGGTGGCGCCGCGCCGACCGGCGGCGTTGCCTACGCCACCCCCTCTGCGACCTTCGACACCGCCGGGATGCTCGACTGATGAAGGTCACCGTCGAGATCAACGACCGCCAGGTCACCGCAGCGCTCGGCAAGCTGGTCCGCGCCGGCACGAACCTGCGCCCGATCCTGACGTCGATCGGCGAGACCATGGTCGAGTCGACCAAGCTACGGTTCCGCGACAGTCAGGCGCCCGATGGCGGCCGCTGGGCCCCGCTGTCGCCGGTCACGATCGCGCTGCGCCGGCAGGGCAGCAGCAAGCCGCTGCTCGACACCGGCCGCCTGCGCAACAGCATCACCCGGGCGGTCGGGGTGCGCGACGTCGTGATCGGCACCAACGTGATCTATGCCGGCACCCATCAGTTCGGCGCTCGCAAGGGCCAGTACGGAAAGACCCGGCGCGGTGCGCCGATCCCCTGGGGCAACGTGCCGGCGCGGCCGTTCCTCGGCATGTCGCTCGGTGACAAGGCCGAGATCCTCGGCATCCTGCGCGAGGCCCTGACGCCATGACGCCGGCCAGCATCATCGCCCGCCTGCGCGAACAGTGCGCTTCGCTCCGCCTGGTGGGCGGCGCCGCGCAGTTGGAGCGCGCGATCGAGGCGCTGACCACGACGCCGGCCGCGTTCGTCCTGCCGGCGCGGGAGTCCGCGGCCGACTCGCCGTTCATGGACCAGGTCGTGCAGCAGGAAGTGCGAGTCGAGTTCACCGTGGTCCTGGCGGTGCGCAACCTAGCCGATGACGCCGGCTCTGCTGCGCGCGAGGAGCTCGAGCCGGTCCGCGAGGCGGTGCGTGCCGCTCTGCTGGGGTGGGCGCCCGAGGACGCTACCAGTGGCTGTGAGTTCGTCGGCGGCGAGCTGGCCCAGTTCAAGGACAGCCTGCTCTGGTGGGCCGACACGTTCTCTACTTCCTACCTCATCCGGAGCGCGTGATGCCCGACGAACCAGCAGCGCCCGTGATCGTCGACAAGCCCACGGAGGCTTGCACCTATATCGACAACGGCGACGGCACGTTCACGCGCGTCGACGCGCCGACCGTCGTTCCCGAAACCATCACGCAGGAGTAGCCCATGGCCTCGCCTCGCAAGTACCTCATCCTCCTGAAAGAGGAAGTCACGCAGTTCACCGATCCTGTTCCGACGTCGGGAGCCAACTCGGTGCTGGCCAAGAACGTCAAGATCACGCCGATCAAGGTCGAGAGCGAGGACCGCGGCCTGATGCGGGACTACTTCGGCAACAGCGAGCAGATCCTCGTCTCCGAAGAGGCGATGATCGAGTTCGATGTCGAAATGCAAGGCAGCGGCACGGCCGCGACCGCGCCGGCGTGGGGCGCCGCGCTCAAGTGCTGCGGGTTCTCCGAAACCGTGGCAGCCGACGTGCAATACAGCCCGGTTTCGACCGGCTTCAAGTCCTGCACCATCTACGGCTACCGCGACACCGGCGACGTCTACAAGATGACTGGGTGCATGGGGTCGGTGTCGATCGACATGGCGGCGAAGAAGATCCCGCACCTGCACTTCCGGTTCACCGGCAAGTACGTGCCGGTCGCCGCCGGCGCGATGCCGACAGGAACGTTTACTGCCTGGAAGGCCCCGCTCGGCTCGCTACCGGCCAACACCGGCACGCTGACCATCGACGGCTATGCGGCGAAGGTGTCCGCTTTCTCGATGGATATGGCGGTGGACGTCACGCACGCGATCTGGATGAACAACGAGACCATCGCCATCACCGACCGCAAGCCCAAGGGCAGCATCACGGTCGAGGCGATCGCCGTGGCAACCAAGGACTACTTCGCCATGGTCAGAGCGGCCACGCTGGGCGTGTTCACGCTGACCCACGGCACGGCCGCTGGCTACAAGGTCAAGCTCGACGCCCCGAAGCTGCAGCTGGCGGACATCCAGGAGGTCGAGTACTCGGGCTCGCTGGCGTTCCAGTTCTCGACCACGTTCAACCCGAACGCGGGCAACGATGAATTCAAGATCACGACGTCCTGATAACGCAGCCGGAGGGTAGATGTTCAAACTGACCAAGTCGCCGACGTTCTGGATGACGGTTGCCGGCGACGAGCAGACCGAAAGTGGCCGTCGGGTCGAGTTCAAGTTCGAGCTCAAGGTCAAGCGGATCACGTTTCCCGAGCTGACCGATCTGCTCAAGGTCGCCGCCGAGGAGGGGCGCTCGGACTTCGAGGCCGTCAGGGACCTGGTGCTCGACTGGCGCGGCATCGGCAACGATGACGGCGAACCGTTGGCGTACTCGCCGGAGGCGCTGCAGGACCTGATGGCCGTCATCGGCGGCGCTCCTATCGTGCGTGCGCTGATCAAGGCGATGCCGAAGGCCAAGGAAAAAAACTAGCTGAGATTGCGGAGCACTGGGCGCGCGGCCCGCAATCGGACCCCGAGCACCTGGCGGCCCAAATGGCGGCCCTTGGCATCGATCAGGAGTCCATCGACATCGAGGTAGAACAGGAGCTGGCTCGTGACACGTGCGAGATCCACCCTGACAACGAGACGGCGGCTCTGGCATTTCTTGCTCTCGGGACCCAATGGCGAGTGGTTCAAGGGCTGGGCGGCGTGGCCTTCCAGGGGCTTGACTACGCAGCGATCCATCCGGTGCTCGAGCTGCTGCAGGTGCCGCGCAAGCAGCGGGCAACGCTGTTCGGGGAACTGCAGTTGATGGAGCAGGCGGCGCTGCCGGTGCTCAACGCGAAGCGAGAGGCTGATGGCGCAGAACCTTGAGTACGGCATCCGGATCACGGCCGACGGCTCGGTCGTGGTATCCGAAGCCGGCAAGGCTAAACAGGCGCTCAAGCGGATCGGGGCCGAGGCCGAGAAGTCGAGCGCGGTCGCGTCCAAGTTCGGGCTTGCAGTCGGCGCGGCTGCTGCTGCGGGAGCCGCAGCCTTCACCGGCCTGATCAAGCGGACCGTCGACACGGCGGCCGCTTTCGACGATCTGTCGGAATCGACCGGATCGACCGTCGAGAACCTGTCGTCCCTCGCCAACTCGATGGCGGTGTCCGGCGTCGACATGGGGACGTTCACCAGCCTGATGAACAAGCTCGCCGTCGGGCTGTCTGGCGTAGACGACGAAGGCGGCAAGGCGGGCAAGGCCCTGGCGGCCCTGGGCGTGCAATCGAAGGATCCGGCGACGGCAATGAAGGAGCTGGCCGTCAGTCTCGACAAGTACGCCGACGGCGCCAACAAGGCGGCACTGCTCACCGCCATCTTCGGCCGCGGCGCAGCGCAGTACGCCGGCGTGCTCAAGGATTTGGCCCGAGACACGGAGATGGCCGCGACGGTCACCACCGACTTCGCGGCCGAGGCCGAGAACCTGCAGAAGGAGATGGCGCGCGCCAGGATCGAGGTGGAAGCACTGGCGGTGTCGATCGCCGGCCCGCTGACGACCGCCGTCTCGTCGTTTCTCAAGATGACCCGCGAAAGCGGATGGAGCGGGTTCTTCGCGTGGCTCGGGCTGTCGAGCGAGGATCAGGCCAACGCGGACCAAGCCCTGGCAGAGACGCAGGACAAGATCGCCAGGCTGCAGAAGATGCGGGAGGAGCTGTCGATCGACACGATCACCAACAAGGTGAACAACCTGCTTTTTGGTGACATCGCCGACATCGACAAGCAGCTCGCGGTCCTGCAGGCGCGGGCGTCAATGCTGCAGAGCATCGCCAATGCCACGACGTCGTACATCACGGGCCTCAATGGCGACAACCGGCCGGACGCGCCCAAGCCGCCAAGTGCCGAGCACACGACGAAGGTGAAGAAGGCCGCGGACACGTGGAACGAGATGGCGGCAGCGGTGCGGCGCGCCTACGAGAACGCGCTCAACTGGGAACTCGCAGGCCAGAAGATCGAAGACCAGCTCAACGCCATTTCTGCCGCGTACGCCGAGGCCTACGTCAAGGAGCGCGACGCATACGAGGCGCAGCTCGACAAGAGCCAGGAGGCCATGCGCGGACTCGTCGTGACCATGGAGCAAGAGGTCGAGCTGCTCGGGCTGTCGAACAGCCAGCGCCGGCTTGCGATCGCGCTGCGTGAGCTCGAGGCCTCCGGCATCGAGCGCGAGAGCGCGGAGTACGCGCAGCTCGAGGAGCGCATTCGCGCCGCGATCGGGGCCGAGGAGACCTACGCAGTCGCCGAAAGCTGGGCCCAGGTCTCCGCGTCGATCCGCGACGACCTTACCGATGCTTTCATGCGCGCGGCGGCGTCGGGGCGCGACTTCTTCAAGTCGCTGGCCGCCAGCCTGGTCAACATGTTCAGCAACCTGGTGCTGCGCCCGATCATTCAGGGCATCGTGGCGCCGGTCGCCGGCAGCATCACCGGCGCGCTCGGATTCTCCGGCAACGCGGCGGCGTCGGGCGGCGGGTCGTTGGGCGGCGGGTCGTTGGGCGGGATCGGCAACCTCGGGTCGTTGTTCGGCGGGTTCGGATCGCTCGGGAGCGGGGCGTCGATCTCCATCGGCAATATCGGTTCGCTCGGATTCCTCGAGGGCAGTCTCGCCAACTTCGCCAACATCGGCGGGCAACTGGCGTCCGGCGCCAGCGGCATCATGCCGGCGATCGGCATGGCGATGCCGTACATCGCTGCCGTCGCCGGGATCGGGATGCTGGTCAAGGGCATTCTCGACAGCAACCGCGGCGGCCCGAAGTCGGGCGGGTTCGCGGCCTCCGGCCTGGTCGGCGCGCTGTCCAACTCCGACGGCGGACGCTGGTTCACGCCGAACAGCGCGGACAGCGCGATGCAGGACCTGACCAAAGGGCTGATGACCAGCTACGCCCAGATCATCGCCAGCCTCGGCGGAAGCGGTCGCGCAGGCTTCGCGCTGGGCTACGACACCGATCCGCAGGGAACCGCGCCGAATCGCCTGCACGCCGGGGCGTTCGTTGGCGGCCAGTCGGTCTACGACGCGGCGCTCGGCGACCTCGGCCGGGACGACGCGGCGCTGCAGGCCGCGCTCGAGCTGGAATCGAAGCGCGCATTGCTGGCCGCGCTGCAGGCGTCCGAATTGCCGCAGCAGATCGCGGCGGTGTTCAACAGCGTCGCAGCGTCCGGCGCGAGCTCGGAGACCATCGACAACCTGCTGGCGTTCGGGTCGGCCATGAAAACCGTGGTCGACTCCATCGGCGGCAGCGTGGTCGACGACGCGCGCCTGGCGTGGGAGCGGTCGCAGCGCAGCAGCGTCGAGGTGCTGCGCGACATGGGCGCCGAGGTCATCCGCCTTGCCAACAACATGGACGGCTCGACCGCGTCGATGCAGGCGCTCGCCAGCGCGACCGGCGACTACCGCGCCGCAGTCGTGCAGACGCTGGTCGCCATCAAGCAGATCGAGCAGGACGTGGCGGCCATGTTCGGCGCCACGCGCAACAGCCTCGAGGAGTTCGGGCTGACGCCGGAGGAGCTCTATGACCGCTACCGGCGCGACGCCGACGAGGCCGCGGCGTTGCTCGCCAGCGCTACCGACCCGGCGTCGGTGCAAAAACTGTCCGAGCGGATCAACAACGACATCAATGCGGCGTTCAACGCGCTGGGCGACGACGGCAAGGGGCAACAGCGCGACCCGCTGCTGACCTACCTGAACGGCATCGACGCGCTGGCCGCATCTAAGCTCGCCGCCTTGAGCGCGAGCATCGGCAGCTCGACGACCGATCCGTTCGCCGCGGCCAATTCGGCGCTCGACGGCGCGGCAGGCAAGTTCGCCGCTGCTGCCGGCGTGCAGGCCGATGCCGCCTCGACGCTGGAACGCGCCGCCGCCAAAATCGACGCCGCGGCATCCCGCTTCGAAACCGCCGTGAGCACGCCAATGCAAGCCTACGTCGTCGCCAATGAGGTCGGCTGATGGCATACCCCACGCTTCCGCTGCATCCCGACAGCAAGCGCGTCGTGCGCGATGGCCGCGATGAGCAGCAGGCAGTCAACGGCGCGACCTACGTCCGGCGGTTCTACAGCACCGATCGGTTCGACTTCGAGCTGCGCCACGTCGCGCTGACCAGCGCGCAGGTCGCCACGCTGCAGGCGTTCTACGACGCCAACCCGTCGGGCACCTTCGACTTCACCTGGCCGGTCGACGGCGTCACCTACACCGGGATGCGCTTCGGCAAGGGCGGGCTGGAGACCAAGTGGATTTCGCCGCTCTACCGTGACGTGTTCGTGCGCCTGGTTTCCTCCTGATGCGCACTGTATCGACGCCGACCGGCAACGCCATCGCCTCGCAGGCGACGGCGCCCGCCTACCTGGTGCAGATCGGCTGGTCGTCGGTGACGCGCATCACCTCGGCCGATGCGGCGTTGACCTGGAACAGCGCCGTATGGGTGCCGGCGGACGTCGGCCTGACCGGGATCGGCTCGGAGAGTGCCAGCCGGCAGTCGGCGTCACTGCGCCTCGGCAACGCGCAACAGGAGTGGTCGGCGCTGGCGCTCAATGAAGGTGTGGCCGACGTGCCGGTCGCCATTTGGGCCTACGACCGCAGCGCCACGGCCGCCGGCGACCCGGTGCTAGTTTTCTCCGGCGTCGGCGGGCGCTGCAGCCTCGACGACAACAGCGTGACCATCGAGCTTGCCACGCAGCGCGCGGCTACGCTCAAGTCACCACGGCAACGGATCACCCGCGCCGCCGGCTACAGCCTGCTTCCGGCGTCCGGCACGGTCATCCGTTGGGGCAATGAGCGGTACGTCCTGCGGCGGCGCTAATGCCTGACTATCCGCTGTTCCCGACCTACACGCCGGCCGCCATCAACGGTCCGGCGGTCGTGTCGCGGGCGACGCTCACCAAGTCGGCCACGCCGGCCGACGAGCGCCAAGCGACCTTTGCCGCCGAGGGCTCGGCGCTGCCGATCATCTATGGGCAGGACGTGGCCGCCGGGTTGCTGGCCGGCGTACTGTCGACCGATCGCTATCTATGGCAGGTCGTTGTCTGGTGCGCCGGCGAGTGCCAGCAGATCGTATCGGCGAAGATGAACGGCGAAGACGTGCCGGTTGGCGTCACGCGCTACGACCGGCTAGGAACGGTAGCGCAGACAGTCGTGTCGCAGCTCGCGTCGGCCTGCGCCGGCAAGGGCATTGCCTACACCGACACGCTGCCCGGGGTCTGCTACAGCGTCTTTCGCATCGACGCGCGCGAGGTCGACACCTTCCCCGAGTTCACGGCAGTCGTCAAAGGCCGCAAGGTCAAGACCGACAACATCGGCACCGCGCCGAGCTGGTCTGACAACCCGGCCTATGCCGTCGCCGATTTTGTCGAGTCGACGACCTACGGCATGGGCCGCACGATCGACTGGGCGTCGGTGGCGACCATCGCTGCCGCCTGCGACGCGCTGGTCGGCGGCGCCAAGCGGCGCACAATCAACCTGTCGCTGATCAACGAGCAGTACGTCACCGAGTGGCTGGACACGCTCCGCGCCTACGCCGGGTGCCTGGTGAGCGACGAGGGCGGGACGATCCGCCTGGTGCCGTACATGTCCGGCTCGTCGGTCTACACCTTCGACGCGAGCAACATCGTCGATGGTTCGATGCGGCTGTCGAAGTCAGGCGCCGTCGACACGCCAACCGTGATGCGGGTGACCTACACCGACACCTCGAGCACCCCGTACCGTGACGCCGAAGCGGTCGCCTACGCCGCCGGCGTGCTGGCCGGCACTACCCCCTGGCGCGAGACAGTGCAAGCGCCGATGCCTGGCGTCAACCGCTATGCGCAGGCGTACCGCGAAGCGGTGGAACGGCTCAACGCCCTGACGCTGTCCGACCTCAAAGCCGACTTCAAGTGCTTCGACGTGGGGCTGAAGCTGCAGGCCGGCGACCCGATCACGGTGACGCACCCGATTGGCCTGACCGCGAAACCGATGTGGATTCGGTCGATCAACGATCTTTGCTTCGGGCGCTACGCCATCGCCGCCGAGGAGTTCGACGCAGCGATCCTGTCCGATGCCGTCGTCTCCACGCCGACGACGATCGACTCCGGACTCGTCGCCGCTGGCACACCGCCCACGGTGGCCGGGCTGGCCGCGGCCGAGGAGGTCTACCGCACCGGCGACGGGCTGATTTCGTCCCGGCTGCGCGTAAGCTGGACCGATCCGGCGTGGCCGAACACGCTTAACTACGTCGTCGTGATCACCGACAACGGCGTGACCGTGCACCAGGGCGTCGCGTGGGATGCGCTGTACGTCACGCCGGCGCTGCAGGAGGGCAAGACCTACGGCGTGGCGGTGACGATGGTGAGCCGGGCTGGCGTTGCGGGCGTCGCGGCGACGACCGCGGTGGCGATGGTCGGCAAGATCGGCACACTGCCTGGCAATGTGCCGGCGTTCGACGCGACCGAGGCAGGGGGCAAAGTCTACGCTCGATGGAGCGCAGCGACCGATCTCGACACACTCGACTACGAGCTGCGCTATGGCGCGGTCAGCGGCTCGTGGGATGCGGCGACGTACATCAACCGGCTGGCGTCGCTCGCTTACGTTATCGAGGGCCTCCCGGCTGGCGAGTATGACTTCCTGATCAAGGCGCGCGACTCTTACAAGCAATATTCGGCGACCGAGGCGCGAAAGACGCTTACCGTCACCTTGGACGCCAATGCGGCGACGGTAGGCAACGCTGAACTCCCGTCCGGCACGCTAACCGCGATGGTGCTCGGCATAGTCGCAGACCTCGACCGCTGGGACACCGATAACGGCGACGGGTGGGGCTACGGCCACACCGACACCAACAATGCCACCGGGAGCTGGACCGATGCTTCGGCCATCATCAATACCGCGTGGGCGACGCAAACCAGCGCGACGACGATTCGGTGGGCCAGTGACGTGTGGGATCTTGGGCGCGTTGCCGCGGTCACTGTGTCGACCAACCTGCAGGCCAACACCACGGTGCACGGCGGCACGCCGAGTTACCAGATCGGCGCCAGCCTGACCAATGCCGGCGGGTCGTATCTTTGGACCGAGGGCGTTACGGCGGCCGTGGTGGCACGGTACATCAAGGTCCGCGTCAATGCCACGCCTGGATCGGTGACGGTGCAGGGGCCAGTCACGGCGACCGCCAGCGGCGTCGTGCGCAGCGAATCCGGCACAGTAACCACGTCCGCGTCCGCGGGCGCTTCGGTGCAGCTTTCCGGCGCCTATGCGCAATTCAAGTCGCTGCAACTTACCGCTCAGGGCGCGGTGGCGCTGCAGCCGGTCTATGACCGGGTGCTGATCAGTCCAGAAGCGGGGCTGATGCTGTCTTTCACGCTTTCTGGATCGGGCAACGTCTACCAGACTTTCACCGATACCAATCGCGTCGCAGTGACGGATGACACGCTGCACTGCGAAATATTCGTGCCGTACGATACCGCCGACACGGCGGCAACGTTCGGGGTGCGAATGACCTATACCGACGCCACGACCACGTCCGTCTACATCGCGCCGACCGCCGGGGCCTGGTCGACCATCGACGCCGGCTTGTTCGTTGGCAAGACGCTCGATTCGGTGCAGTTCTACGTCACGTCGACCGTGGCCGGCGCGCACAAAGCCGTGCTGCGCGACTGCCGGATCACCGATGGCGGGTCGACTGACCGATTGGCTTTGTACGGCGCCGGCGAGCCGACGGCCAACACGACTGCTTCGTCGTCCGCGGCGTCCAGTATCCAGATGGGCCCGACCAACGCCTTCCTGGCTTACTGCTTCGACGGCAGCAATGCGCAGGTAGCGAACGTGCTGTCCTATTCCTTCGAGGGGGCCTGATGGCTTACACCGCGCTCGACACCACCGCGCCGAATGCTGCCAACGTGCGCGGCACCGACATCACCGCCATCCGTAACAACGGGCTGGCGCTGCGTGACGGCATCATCATGGGCCGCATCGCCGGTTTCACGCTGACAACGGCCAGCAACGTCGAAGAGCCCGCATGGCGCAAATGGAAAAACGGCAGCAATAACGCGCTGCGGGCGACCTATACCTACTCGGCGGGCTACGTCACGCAGATCGTTTGGGACTACGCCCCGGATGACGCGACTTGGTCGACCATCGCCACCGAAACGGCGACCTACACCAGCACGCATCAGACCGGAGGCAGCAATTCGTCGCTGCTGTCGTGGCTGTACGAATGGATCGGAAAACTCAAGGATCTGCGGACCCTCTACACCGCGCACGCAGCGGCGACCGGAACCAGCGTGCACGGCCTCGGCACCATCGCCACGCAGGCCGCCAACAGCGTCGCCATCACCGGCGGCACCGTCAACGGCGCATCGGTCGGGCTGTCGACCGCGGCGGAAGGCCTCTTCACTCGCGCGTGCGAGCAGTTCAACGCCTACGCGCCGTCGTCTGGCGCCAGCCAGGCGCTCGACTGGGCGAAGGGCGGTTCCAGTCTTACCAACAACGGCAGCAATACGGTCTCGTTCAGCAACGTGCCGTCGTCGCGCGTCGCCACGCACGCGCTCTACTGCACGGCATTCAACTCGACCACGTTCCCGGCCGCGGTGACGTGGGGGCTTGGCGGAAAGCCAAGCATCGCCGGCAAGGCGGTCGTTTCACTGGTGACCTACGACGGCGGGACGACCGTCTACGGCGGCATCATGTGGCGGGAAAACTGAGATGCTCAAGGTAGTGTCCTGTCGCGGCATCGCGCAGCAGTCGCTGACGATCAGCGCCGACACGGCCGGATACTCAATTGCCGGCGGGTCGTACTCGGTGGCTACGGCAATTACGCTTACCATCAACAGCGGCATCCTGGTGCGCCCATCGGCAACCTACGCGCTGCAGATCACCGGCTCATTCCCTGCCGGGTCAACGCTCAAGATCGTGAACAACGGCGTGATCATGGGCAACGCGGGAAACGGCGGCGACGGGGCCGACCACAACGCGAACAACAGCACGGCGGGCACGGCCGGCGGCGACGCGGTGCTACTCAACTATTCCGGCTTGGGCGCTATCAGCGTCGACAACACCAACGGCTTCATTTTGGGCGGCGGCGGCGGCGGCGGCGGCGGGTGTCGCGCACTGCACGTCTTGGGCGGCACGTTCTCGTGTGCAGGCGGCGGTGGTGGCGGCGGATGCGGCTGGAACAACGGACAAGGCGGCAGCGCGGGAGCGGTCAGCAGTTCCGGCTATCAACAGTCGCCACCAGGCGACGGCGAAGATGCGGCCGGGTCGAAGCAAAGCATGACCGCCGGCAGGTCGGGCGCCGGCGAGAGCATGGAGTCTTACGGCTACATCGGTGGCTACGGCGGATGGGGCGGCGGCTTTGGCGAGGCGGGTGACCAGGGCGACACCCGCACCGACTGGCATCGCGTCGGCGACGGCGCGGCGGGCGGGGCGGCAGGGCGCGCAATTCGGCTCACGGCAGGATCGGTGTCGTGGCTTGGCGGCAACAACAGCGCACAGGTGAAGGGCGCCGTGTCGTGACGCTCATGATTTCAACAACGAAAGGACCGCAGTGGAAGCGCACGCAAAGGATCTCCTGACGCTCATGATCTGGGCGTTTTCGACGCTCGGCGCCGGGGCGGTCGCGGTGGCTATCTGGGGCGGCAAGAAGGTGCTGTTCCGCCTGGAGGCAATCGAGAATCTTCTGGCGTCCGAGGTCAAAACGCTGCGCGAGCTGCTGCACGAGCACGAGATCCGGCTAGTCAAGATCGAGTCCAACTGCCATCACTTCCACGCTGGCGCGCCAATCGGCCACGGGCTTGGGCGCGGCAGCGCGCCGGTGGCGTTTCCGGACTACCCGGACTGACCGATGACCGCACTTGCCTGGGGCGCCAAAGTATCGCCCGAGTTCCGCGACAAGGTGCGCTCGATTGCCGCCTACATCGGCACCGAGCCGTCGTCGCTCATGACCTGCATCGCGTTCGAGACAGGCAAGACGTTCTCACCCAAGGCGCGCAACCCGGGGTCGTCGGCGACCGGCTTGATCCAGTTCATGCGCGAGACCGCGCGCAGCCTCGGCACCAGCGTCGAGGCGCTGGCCGGGATGACGGCGGAGCAGCAGCTCGACTACGTCCACGATTACCTGCGTCCGTTCACCGGGCGCGTGTCGGAGCTCGGCGACCTGTATCTGGCGATCCTGTATCCGCCCGCGGTCGGCAAGCCGGATGACTTCGTCGTGTTCGAGAATGCCAGCGCAGCGTACCGCGCCAACGCGGGGCTCGACTTCGATAAGGACGGCGCGATCACGAAACGCGAGTGCGTGTCGATTGTCGAAAAGCTGCTGGCCGAAGGGCTGCAACCAGGCAATCGGGCGTTCGAGCCGCAGCCCGACGTGCCGACGATACCGCTCGAGCCGACACCATCGACAGGCCGCGTGCCGCCGCAGCCGGCGGATGAGCCGAAACAACCGAAGGAGACCGCTATGCCGCTTCCGATCTTGGCGTTGGTTAGTGCGTTCGGGCCGCTGATCGCCGAGATGATCCCGCAGGTGGCGAAGCTGTTCGACCGTAAGGCGGAAACGCCAGAGAAAATAGCTGCCGCACAGAAGGTCATCGAGACCATTACCGCAGCGAGCGGCAGCGCAGGAGTGGACGAGGCGGTCAGCAAAATGCAGTCCTCGCCGGAAGTGCTCGCGACCGTCAAAGCGGCGGTGCTCACCGAGCCGGCGATCAGCAGCATTTTGACAACGGAAATCGGAGGCGGGATCGCCGGGGCGCGCGAAGCGGACAAGGCCACTATGGCATCTGATAAGCCGTTCTGGAAAACGTCGGCTGTGTTCTGGATCAGCATGATCATGCTGCCGATGGTCTACTGGTATGTCGGCTCGAGCGTCGTCGGCGGCGTCGAGATCCCGGCAGAGTGGCCGTGGTATGCCGCGCTGCCGCTCAAACTGTTCGGCGCGGCATGGGACAGCGGCGCGCGGGTCGGGTTGGCGAACCTGATCGTCGGCCTGATCCTGGGCGGGATCTGCGGCGTTTACTACGGGATCAGCGTGACGCAAGGTAAACAGCAGGCAACAACGAAGGATCAGGCATGAAATTCACCGTATGGAAAGACGCCGCCGGCCGCTGGCGGTGGACGCTCAAGGCCAGGAATGGACTAATCATCGCGGACAGCGGGCAGAGCTACGCATCGCGGCGCAGCGTCGTCGCCATGTGCAAGCGCATCAACTACACCTTCCAGATTGTGAGCGCCGATGGTCACGCTTGACGACTCCGAGCGCCAGCCGTGCGAGGTCTGGTCGCGCGTGATGGGCTATTGCCGCCCCGTCGCATCGTGGAACATTGGCAAGAAATCCGAATGGCGCCAACGCCGATTTTTCAACGCCTCGGCTACCGAGGCACAACTGAAGGAGAGAGTATGGAACACGATCCCCGCATGACGGTCGCCGCGCAGGCGACGGGCATCAACTACTACGACCCCAAGACGTTCAAGCACTACGTCCGTCCGGTGCCATCGGAGCTGCTGAACGCCTACATCCCGCCGCAATACGTCGGGCACG